TAGAGAGTCAGCGCTCTACTATCATCTGACTGCTAATCATTATCCACCAGTACCACCAACAATGGTACAACCATGCAGCCAAGCAATCGATGCCTATTGGGAGGAAGATTATGACAGACTCATTGAACTACCAGATGGCGTTACTTGGCGGGGCAATAGCAGTGCTCCTGCTAATGCTATTATTGAAGCGCATCATCTCGATGCGTGGTTACAAGACTACGAATAGGAGACAGAAGGTGAATACAATCTCAGTTAAAGACCCAGAAACAGGTCAAACTATTATCTATAGCGAAGGCGAAGTCCTTCGTTATATCAAAGAAAACACTGAGTTAAAAGAACAATTAGATAAAAGCAGAACAGAAACTGTAGAAGCAATTCGTTCTAGAAACTCTTTAAGTTATAAAATACATGAATTCTTTTCTACTCGTTACAATATGGGAGATGAAGAAATAACAATCTCTGTTGATGAAATCAATGAGTTCTTAGAATCCATTGGTTCAGACCCACTTCCACAAGAATGGTCAGCAGATGTACGAATTACTGTTAGCCTTAGTGGATTAACAGGTGGTTCACAAGAAGATATCGAAAGCCAGATTCAAGATTGTCTTTCAGTTGAATGGCAATCAGATGGTGAAATCTGGGTAGAAGATATCGATGTAAGGGATGTAACAAAGACTTCGTAACTAGATAATGTGGAGTATCTAGGCTGCGACATAACAGCACGGGTGACTATCCCTTTCCATAGTCTCCCTCTCTAAAGGAGTTGTTCCGTCCTTAGTGCAGAAAACGGAACACTAATAGTTTACTTTATTCCTTTGTGGTAAACTATTAGTGCGGGCTAGTTTTTGGCTGTCTCCTGAACTAGCCCGCACCATTAAGGAGACGTGGAGATTATGGCTAAAGTAGAAATAGATAGAGACAGGTATGGACGACCAATGGTTGTTCCACCTAACAGCAAAAAAGCAATTGCTTATACACGGGCTACTACTATAGCCAATTCATTAGATGATGCATCAGCATTAGTTGCATGGAAAATGCGTATGGCAGCAATAGGTTTAACAACTAGACCAGATTTATTGTTGGCTATAAGTGCAGCAGGTGAAGATAAACTTGCAGTTAATGCATACATTGAAGAAGCAATGGATGCAGCAGGCGCTAGCAAGGCAGCCAACATTGGCACAGCAATACATGCGCTTACGGAAAAACTAGATTTGGGACAGGAGTTAGGTATAGTTCCTGACCAATGGTTGCCTGACATTCGTGCATACGAAGAGACAACTAAAGTACTAAACAAAATAGAAATAGAACAGTTTGCAGTTTTAGATAAGTTTAAAATTGCAGGCACGCCAGATAGATTAGTTGAATATAAAGGCGAAAGATTTATTGCTGACTTAAAGACTGGTCGAATAGACCATCCTAATAACATTGCAATGCAATTGGCAATCTATTCTCGCGCCTTGCCGTATTACCCTGATACGGCAAGTCGCGGTAGTTGGGGAGATGTTAATCAAGACAAAGCAATTATCGTTCATCTTCCAGCAGGAACTGGTATGTGTAAATTATTATTTATAGATATCAATGAAGGTTGGAAAGGTGTACAGTTAGCAATGAAAGCAAGAAAGTGGCGAGACCAAAAAGGTTTAGCCATTCCATTCGAATAGGAGAAATGCTCTATGAGCACAACAGAAGCACCAATCAGTATCACAGTTAAAACATCAGCAGGTAGTTTAGTTACAGTCCGTGCAAATAACGGAGAAGAACTAGACACAACAGTAGCCACAGCATTGGCATCCATAGAATCAGCAGTGAAAGAACTGGAATCGTCAATGCGTGGTGCAGCACCAATGTCTACTACATCAGTAGCAGCAGCACTCGGTGCAAGTATTGTTGATACGGGAACAACGTATCCTGCACAAGAATATACACAACCAGTTGCAGGAGGTAAGAACTGTCCACACGGACGTATGACTGCCATTCAAGGAATGGGCAAAGATGGTAAACCATATAAGGGTTACTTCTGTCCAGCACCAAAAGGTGCATTTGATAAGTGCAAGAACATGTATGTTCGTGTTACTGACATGGAATGGAACACATTTGTTCCAGACCAGGTTAAATGAAAACTCTAAGACGTTCTATTAACAAGCCAGAGGTTGGCGGGGAACCACTCCCGCCAGCCTTTGCGGCTTTTGAGCGGGCAGGTATCATCTTGCGTAGAGCAGAGGTAACAGTTATTGCAGGCACTCCAGGTGCAGGTAAGTCTTCGATTGCATTAGCAATCGCAGCACGGACTAAATATCCTACGCTTTACTTTAGTGCAGATACCAACGCACACACAATGGCTATGCGGTTGCTTGCTATGGCAGGCAACATGTCACAGTCATCAGCAGAACAATTACTTAAAAGAGAACCAGAACGAGCACACGAAATTCTATTATTAAATAATCATTTGTTCTGGTCCTTTGATTCATCTCCATCTCTTAAAGATTTAGATGAAGAAGTATCTGCTTTTGAAACGGTATGGGGCAAGTCGCCAGCACTTATTGTTGTAGACAATCTTATGGATATAGCAATGGACGGTTTAGAAGAATTCCATGGCATGCGAGCAGCAATGAAAGAATTAAAATACTTAGCAAGAGATACTAATGCAGCCGTACTTGTTCTTCACCATACTAAAGAAGGCTTTGATGGGTATCCATGTCAGCCACGGTCAGCAGTGCAGGGTTTGGTCAACCAGATTCCAGCAATGGTATTAACTATCGGTCAGATGAAACAAGGTGATGACACATATCTTTGTGTAGCACCAGTCAAGAATAGATATGGCAGAGCAGACCAAACAGGTAGTAACTATGTTACTCTCTCATTTAATCCAGAGTCTATGTTTCTTGATGATATACAAATAAGATACCGAGAGGAACACCTTCTTTAATGAGTTCTAAATCCAAACGAAAAGGCAACAAAGCAGAATCAGATGTTGTCAAGTGGTTAAAAGAAAATGGTTTTCCATATGCAGACCGTAGAATAGCAGGAGCACAGTTTGACAAAGGCGATATCAGCGGTGTCAATGGAGTAACCATTGAAGTTAAGAATCAAGTTCGTATGGATTTAGCAGAATGGGTTGGTGAGTTAGAAGTTGAAATGGCTAACGATAAAGCATGGACAGGAACAGTATTACACAAACGCCCACGCCGAACAGATATAGATGAGTGGTACTGCACAATGCCAGCCAAAGTATGGTTAGCCCTAATTAGAAAGGCAATGGGTAATGATTGACACATATATGTATTACATATTAAATTTGTATTCTATATTGGAAGGATTACTTGCATGGATAAGCACGATGTTGCTGCTTACTTAGAATACATTGGCGCCACCGTGCCTAATCGGGGGCACGGATGGCGCAAAATAAAGTGTCCCTTCCATGATGACGGACATGCATCAGCAGGTGTAAACTTTGATGAGAACAAATTTAAATGTCATGGATGTGGAGTAGGCGGAGACGTCTACGATTTAATAATGCACAGATAAGGAGGTAACTATATTGAGGCTGTCAAATTCGCAGAGACAATTTCTCCTACAGGCAACGACAGAATACGCAAAACAAATTCATCTAGCAACAGACTATCTAAGAACACGCAATCTTTCGGTAGAAGAAGTTCAAACATTTCATCTAGGCGTAGTTAAAGAACCTTTGCCAGGACACGAACAATATATAAACAGATTAGCAATACCTTACCTAACACCATCAGGTGTAGTTGATATACGGTTCAGAACAATGCATGACCAAGACCCTAAGTACATGGGCATGCCTGGTGCTAAGACAACAATGTTTAATGCCCAGTCTGTACTAACAGCAGACAACTATATCTGTGTCACCGAAGGTGAGATAGACTGTATAACTATATCTACCAAGACTAACCATCCTGCAGTTGGTATTCCAGGTGCTAACAATTGGAAACCATACTATGCAAAAATCCTAGATGATTTTGAAACTGTCATAATCCTAGCCGATGGTGATAGTGCAGGATTAGAGTTTGGTAAAAAAATTAGTAGAGAATTAAGTAATGTAAACATAGTTCAAATGCCAGAAGGACACGATGTAAATAGCATCGTGATACAAGAGGGAGCGGAGTGGATAAATGAGCGAATCAGAAAGTGTCTTTCAGGATGAAAGTATATGGGATTATATTAAACAGAACCCACAGTTAGTTGGTATCCAGGTATCAGAACGGCAGGGATTAGATATCCTAAATGCCCTTAGAGATATCTATGATATGACAGAAGAGGATGTAGATACGGCTCGTAAAATGATGACCATGCTTGCGGGTGTCATCCTAGCCAGCGCACAGGGTCGTGGTGATAGCATAGTAAATGAGGTGCTAGTACAGGAAGCGATGAGTCGCTTTGACTCTTCAGTAAGGGATATGTTGGATGAAAAATAATACAGATGTAGAACAAATTGCAGATGAATTACTTACCATCTTGTTTAAAAAGCATCAAGATTATGGTCCACTTAACATTGCACACGCCCCAGGCGGTCCAATGAATGGATTACGAGTTAGAATGTATGACAAGTTAGCCAGATTAAATCATCTAGTAGATAGTGGCAACACGCCAAACTACGAATCAGTGGAAGATACCCTTATAGACCTAGCCAATTATGCAATAATCGGACTATTGGTACAAAGAGGTCAGTGGGAAGGTATTTAATATCACTTGTTAGGGAACAGCAATGGCTAACAACTCATACTTGCAAGAGTATGGGTCAGTTGTTGCTGCCCTTTCCGCTGAATACAATAAGAAATACCCGATGGTTGAACGGGATGATATTCAACAAGTTATATGGATGTGGTTTGTATCCCATCCACTAAAGTATAAAGAGTGGTCTGCCCTACCACAAAAAGATAAGGACAAACTCATAGCCAAATCTCTTAGGAATGCAGCAATCAAGCACTGTGAAAAAGAGAAAGCGCGGACGGTTGGCTATGAGATGCTTGATTTATATTATTACGATTCTTCAGTTATCGAAGCATTTATGCCATCTATTATTTCTGAATCATATGAAATACCTTTGGCAATCAAAGACCTTAACTTTAAGGTTAGCAAAGAAGGCAACATTACAGATGGCAATAATTGGTTAGCACTTAGGTCAGATATAGCATCAGCCTACTATCGGTTATCAGAGGCTAAACAATTTATTTTAAAAACAAAGTTCTCTACGGAAAACGTAGAGTGGGCTACGCTTGCCCAAGAATTAGACACCACTCCAGATGGGGCACGCATGAAAGTTCAGCGTGCAATTAATTCTATTATCCGTAATTTAGGGGGTAAGCGCCCTTATTTTGATGAAGACACTGTGCCAAATACGGAGGATGATGAGTCAGGAAGAGAGTAAAAGTATCCGTGACCTTCTGTATCCACCAGATTACTCAAAGGCTATGGACTTACGTGGTGCTCCTATTGGAGACATTTGTATGTGTGGTAATGAATTGTTCCATGCACTTGTTGCCTTTGACGATGGTGAGATATCATTCTATTTCTTAGATGGCGAGTGTGCTAGTTGCGGTTCAATGGTTACACTACCAACACCACTAGATGGGATATATGATTGCGATGATTAACTATGCCAGCATATGATTTTAAATGTCCTTGTTGTAATGAAGTAACTGAAATCAACGAACCAATTGCGCCACCTTGTGGCACTTGCGGAAACACAATGGTACGTATATGGTCTGCTCCAGCAATACAGTTTAAAGGAACAGGTTTCTACAGTACTGGAGGATAGATGTCAGACTACCCTAAATGGGAAGCAACACCAGCATGTGTTGGAACGGCTAACGAAGAGTGGTTTCCAATAGATGATACTCCTGTATATAATAATCCCGATACCTTAAGGAGAATATGCAGTGGCTGTGAAGTATTCAATCAGTGTTATGAATATGCAATTACTCATGCAGTCCATGGTTGGTGGGCTAATACAACTCCAAGAGTTCGTCAACACATTAGAAGACATTTAGGTATAGAAGTAATACCAATACATATAGACAGAGATAGGTTATGAGCAAATTATCCGACTTTGATATTGACCTTGCTAATGGTCAAGAAGGTGAGCAACTTGTAAAAGAGTTACTTACAGGTGGCAAAACCATCGAAGTTAAAACAGATTTAAAATGGAAGAACACAGGTAATCTTTATATAGAAACTATATGCTGGTCACATAATAATGAAGACTGGTATCCGTCAGGGTTGTCAGCCACTAAGGCTGACTACTGGGCTTTTGTACTTAACAGTGGTGCTATCATGGTGCCAACGGAAGTACTTAAGTCCGTTGTTACTGTGCGTGGGAGGGCTATCACCTGCAACATTCAACCTAACCCTAGCAAGGGTTATTTGATTAAAGTAGAAGATATCCTAGATGCATTAAAAAATTTGTAGATTACCTCCTACAAAGCAATAAAGCCCCCAACTGGTATAGGGGAAATACCAGAAGGGGGCTTTACTGTTTTATTAATATGTTACTTCTTGAGACCAAACTCTGGCGCTGATTTGTCAAGCGCCTTCA